AGATTTACGGTACTGGTATCTGTGAATTAGTTGTTAAGCAAGAAAAAGAACTGATTCCTACAACGATGCCTATTCCTGGTTCAGACCAAGCAGCTTTTGGCGTACAAGAAAAAGATTACTTCTGTGTGAAGTATGTACCTGTAAACCCTAAGAACTTCTTGATTGACCCTAACGCTACTTCTGTTGAAGATGCGATGGGTGTTGCTATTGAGAAGTTTGTCTCTATCCACAAAGTGGTTGAAGGCATGGAAAAGGGTATCTACCGCAAGGCTGATGTCGGTCCTTACGGTGTGGATGACGACCTTGAGCCAACCCAGATGGATGTACAATATCAAGACGACAAAGTCAAGCTATTGACATACTATGGTTTAGTTCCTCGTGAATATCTTGAGCAGTTAGAAAACGAAGGTGAAGAGGTTGTTGATTTGTTCCCTGAAGATTCTACAGCAGACCGCTACAGCGACCTCGTAGAAGCGATTATCGTGATTGCTAACGATGGTGTATTGCTTAAGGCTGAAAAGAACCCATACATGATGGAAGACCGTCCTGTCGTAGCTTACCAAGATGACACAGTTCCTAACCGTTTCTGGGGTCGTGGTACTGTCGAGAAGGCTTACAATATGCAAAAGGCTATCGATGCACAGCTTCGTAGCCATTTAGACAGCTTAGCCTTGACTACAGCTCCGATGATTGCGATGGATGCAACAAGACTTCCTCGTGGTGCTAAATTTGAAGTAAAACCAGGTAAAGCAATCCTTACAAACGGTTCTCCTGCAGAGATTCTCTATCCGTTTAAGTTCGGTCAGACTAGCCCTGAGAACGCAGCAACAGCAAGAGAGTTCGAGCGTATGCTGTTAATGGCAACTGGTACATTGGATAGCCAAGGTGTTGTATCTGCAGCTACTCGTGATGCTTCAGGTGCTACGATGTCTATGGCTATGGCAGGTATCATCAAGAAGTATAAGCGTACTCTGACTAACTTCCAAGAAGACTTCATGATTCCGTTGGTGAAAAAGACTGCTTTCCGTTATATGCAGTTTGACCCACAACGCTATCCTTCTGTAGACTTTAAGTTCCTACCTACGGCAACATTGGGCTTAATGGCTCGTGAATACGAACAAGCACAGATGATTGGCTTGTTACAGACTCTCGGTCCTGATACTCCTGTATTGCCAGTGCTTCTGAAGGGTATTATCGCTAATTCTAGCCTATCTAACCGTGGTGAATTGGTTCAGACACTAGACCAAATGATGCAGCCTAACCCAGAACAGCAGCAAATGGCTCAGATGGCTCAGCAAATGCAGATGGAACAGGCTCAAGCCCAGACACAATCTCTACAAGCTAAGGCTCAGAAAGACATGGCTGACGCTCAAAAGACGATGGTTGAAGCTCAACTAGCCCCTGAAGAGGTTCGTGCCAAGGTAATCAGCTCATTATCTACTAATTTGCGTGGACAAGAGACTGAATCTGACTTCGCTAAGAGAGCAAAAATCGCTGAATTACTCTTAAAAGAAGAAGATATTAAGAATAAAGGCAAGATTGTTGAAATGCAGATGACTAAAGCCCGTAACGGCTCATAAAGTCTGCTATTTTTTGATGCTCATCGGCAGTGCCATCGTTTTTAATGCGGTTGGCACGCCATGACACAATAATTACATTGCCTTTGACATAGTCTTTAGACGGGTCTATTCTATCAAAAGATACTGAATTTTCGGCTCTGTAGTCAACAAAGTAGTCAAGTTCGATGCCTAAAATAGGGCAGTGTGTTGGAAACTCTAAATCGCAGAAGTCAATAGAGAATTCAAACCCATGTTTAGCTGCGTTTGTTTTCTTTTTAAAGAATTTTTCACGCATTGCATGGTATATAGCGCTTTTTCTAAACTCTTTGTTGTGCCATTCTTTTCCCCATTTTTTAAACATTCTTTCTTCATATGTTTTTATTTGTTCTGCACGACGAATAGCAAAAGAGTCGATACCAGCTTTGGCAACAATTTGTTGAATACGCTGCCTAGATACTTTGTTATTAATGGCATTTGCGATTTCATTAAATTTTTTACCTTCAGAAGCCATTGTTTTAATAAGCTCTAGTTCTTGTGTTGTAAGCGTTGAGTTTTTGTGCATATTTTCTCCTTAAAACAGCAGTATAACACAACTCTTTACAAAATGCAAGAAATATTTCACTAAAAGATTGCAAATCAAATAAATTTGTGTTACCATTAGAGCCAATGTTGTAAAAACACAACACATTTTAACACATTCTCCGAAAAGGACAAAGAATGATAGACCAAAAGTTACAAAAGTATTATGAAGACCGATTTTCTATGATGTCTTCACAGGGTTGGCAGGATTTGATGGACGATGTACAGAAAATGTACGATTCTTTGAATCAAGTAATGCCAATTACTACAGAACAAGACTTACACCTTCGTCGAGGACAATTAGACTTACTAAATTGGCTTCTAAACCTCAAAGGTGCAAGTGAAGCAGCCTTCGAGCAGCTCATGTCGGGAGACAGCAGTGACTCGTAGGATGTATGAATTCAGCTGTGAAGCTGGACATATCACGGAGAAGTACATTGGTTATGAGACAACTGTCGTTACCTGTGATATTTGCGGTACTGATGCACATCGGATTGTATCAACCCCTAGAATTAGCTTAGACCCTACAGACCCTGTCTATGTCTCAGCTTACGATAGATGGGCTAGGGTACATGAAGAGAAAGCAAAACAGGAACGCAAGCAAAACCAAGCCTGAGATACTCCGCAAGGACCTCAGAATATTAATCCTAAAATCACTTGATTCGGTGACAGGAGACTTTAAATGGCAGCAAACTTTATTGAACAGGAAGAACTGTTTCAAAGCAATGAGCAAGAAGTAGTACAAGATGTTACAACCCCAGTTCCAGACTCAACGGGAGCGGACAACACTGAAGAGGTTGATGTCAAAGCAGAAGCACCTGCTGAAGAGGAATTACCAGAGAAGTATAAAGGTAAAACAGCTGCAGAGATTGCTAAGATGCACATGGAAGCTGAAAAGCTGATTGGCAGACAAGCAAACGAGGTGCATGAAGTACGAAGCCTTGCAGACCAGCTTTTGAAACAACAACTCGAAGCCCAAAATAGAGTTAAGCAAGAGCCGATTGAAGAATCGCAAGACGAAGACTTCTTCGCAGACCCACAGAAAGCCGTATTGAAGACAGTAGAGAAGCATCCTGCTGTTCAAGAAGCTAAAATGGCTGCATTAGAGTTGAAGAAGATGAAGACAGCCCAGCAACTGGCTGCAAAACATCCAGATTTCGTGAGTATCGCACAAGATGCGGGATTCCAAGAATGGGTTAAATCTTCAGCTATTCGACTGCAGTTATTTGCTAAAGCTGACGCTGAGTATGATTTTGAGTCCGCTGATGAACTCTTAAGCACCTACAAGGAGCTAAAGAGCATCAAAGCAGCTCAAAAGCAACAACAGACACAAGCAGTTGAAGCAAAAGCTCAAGAACAAGCAATGAAGGCAGCTACAGTTGATGTCGGCGGTACTGGCGAGTCTAGTCGTAAAGTATATCGTCGTGCTGACCTTATTAAATTGAGAATGACCGACCCTGAGCGTTATATGCAGATGTCTGATGAGATTATGCAAGCGTACCAGGAAGGTCGTGTTAAGTAATTTTAGAATTAATCATTTAGGAGTTTTAACATGGCAAAAGTAGCATATCCAGGCGGTAGTACCTCTATCGTTAACAACACAGCAGCAGCAACCTTTATTCCAGAGATTTGGAGTGATGAGGTTATCGCTGCTTACAAAAAGAACTTAGTTTTGGCTAACTTGGTTCGCAAGATGTCTTTCCGTGGTAAGAAGGGTGACACATTGCATATTCCTAAGCCAGTTCGTGGTTCTGCTTCACAAAAGCAAGCTAACACAGCTGTTACAATTCAAGCTAACACTGAGTCTGAAGTACAAGTTTTGATTAACAAGCACTTCGAATACTCACGCTTGATTGAAGACATCACTGAAGTTCAAGCATTGGCTTCATTGCGTTCTTTCTACACAGAAGACGCTGGTTACGCTTTGGCAACTCAGACTGACAACGATTTGTTTGCTTTAGGTCAAACTTTCGGTGACGGTACATCTTCATGGGTTCACTCAAACAGCTACTATATCGACGCTACTGGCGGTTTGACAGCCTATGCAGTTGACACAGTAACTACTGCTGACATCTTCACTGACGCTGGTTTCCGTGCGTTGATTAAGAAGATGGATGATGCTGATGTTCCAATGGACGGTCGTAAGTTGGTTGTTCCTCCATCAGTTCGTCAAGTAATCATGGGTATTGACCGTTATAACAGCTCTGACTTCGTTGATGGTCGTGGTGTTCAGAATGGTCAAATCGGTAAATTGTACGGTATTGATATTTTCGTATCAAGCAACTGTCCAGTTATCGAAACTGCTGCTGACAACACAGCTGGCGACGACATTAAAGCTGCTGTGCTTTTCCACACTGACACAATGGTGTTGGCTGAGCAAGTTGGTGTTCGTTCACAGACTCAGTACAAGCAAGAATACTTGTCAACTCTGTACACTGCTGACACTCTCTACGGTGTTAAGACAGTTCGTCCAGAAGCTGGCTTTGTATTGGCAGTACCAGCCTAATAGGCACTTGGCAGCCCTTCGGGGCTGTCTTTCTAAAGTATTCTGATTAGAGTATTTTAGTAAGACACAAGGGACTAAAAAATGGCTATTTTTAGAGGTACAGGCGGTTCAATCGACGGGTTAATTACACCGCAAACCACTCCTGTGACAGTTTCACAGGGTGGCACAGGTGCAACAACTCAATCGGGAGCAGCCAATAACATCCTTCCGTCGCAAGCAAGTAAAAGTGGGCAATATCTCAAGACAGACGGTTCTAGTGTATCTTGGGATGCAATTAATGTAAGCACTGCTGATATTAGCGGTGTAATGCCTATAGAAAACGGTGGTACTGGTGCAGGAACTGCTTCAGGTGCTAGAGGTAACTTAGGTTTAACAATCGGTACAGATATTCCATCTGTGTCTGGTTCAGGTGCTACTGGTACTTGGAACATTGATGTTTTAGGTAATGCAGGTACAGTAACTAACGGTGTTTACTTATCGGGTAATCAAACCATCGGTGGTACTAAAACATTCTCATCAACTATTGTTGGTGATATTTCAGGTAACGCAGGAACTGTAAGCAATGGACTCTATAGCACTGGCTCTTATTCAGACCCATCATGGTTGGTTTCGATTGATGGAAGCAAACTTACAGGCACTGTTGTCGCTACGAATGGTTTGGTATCGACTGGTTCATACTCAGACCCATCATGGTTAGTAAGTGTTGCAGGAAGTAAAGTTTCTGGAAACATTAGTGGAAATGCTGCAAATGTAACAGGCACTGTAGCGGTTGCTAATGGTGGTACAGGAGCTACAACAGCAGCTAATGCTCGAACAAATTTACTACCTAGCTACTCAGGTAATGCATTAAAAGTATTGTCTGTAAATGCAGGTGGAACAGATGTAGAATGGACTACTGCAGCAGGTGCTGGTACTGTAACTAGCGTTGCTATGTCTGTTCCAACAGGTTTAGAAGTATCTGGTTCTCCTATTACAACTAACGGTACTTTAGCAGTAAGCTATGCAAGTGGCTATGCTATCCCAACAACAGCTAAACAGACTAATTGGGACACAGCATATAGTTGGGGTAATCATGCTACAGCAGGTTATTTAACAAGTTATACAGAAACAGACCCAGTATTTAGTGCTTCTGCTGCTTCTGGTATTACTTCTACTAACATTAACAACTGGAACACTGCTTATAGTTGGGGAAACCACGCTACAGCAGGATATGCTGCAGATAGTACAGTAGTTAAATTAACTGGAGACCAGACTGTAGCAGGTACTAAGACCTTCAGTTCTACTATTGTAGGTTCTGTATCAGGAAATGCAGGAACAGCGACAGCATTAGCTACAGGCAGAACAATCAGTGCTACAGGAGACATAAGCTATACTAGCAGTTCTTTTGACGGTACAGGAAATGTCACAGGAACTGCTACACTAGCAACTGTTAATAGCAATGTAGGTTCTTTTGGTTCTTCTTCAGCTATTCCAGTAGTTACTGTCAATGCTAAAGGTTTAGTAACTGCAGTATCAACAGCAACGGTAGCAGGTGGACAGTATTTTGGTAGTGCAGCGACAAAAGCTATTGCGTATAATGCAAATAGTATTGGTGAGAATGTCACAGTAACTTCAGGAAATAACGGTTTATCTGCAGGTCCTATAACTATTAACTCAGGATTTACTGTAACTGTAGAATCAGGTTCTGTGTGGGCGATTGTATAACAAGGAAGATATATGGCGACAACGATAAAGATTAAGAACAGTTCTACAGCAGGTGCTGTTCCAGCAGCAGGAAATCTAGTACAAGGCGAACTAGCTATTAACCTAGTAGACCGTAAGATTTTCTCTAAGAAAGCTGATGGTACGGTTATTGAGCTATCTGGCGGTGCTAGAGGTACGGGTTCTGATGATGTATTCTATGAAAACAGTCAAGCAGTGACTGCAGATTATACAATCACTACAGGTAAGAATGCAGGTTCTTTTGGTCCTATCACGATTAACAGTGGTGTTACTGTGACAGTTCCTGTAGATTCTGTTTGGACTATTGTTTAATAAGGAAGAATTATGTCAACTTTAAGAGTCAATGCAATTATTGATGCTACTGGTGGTAACACAGCAACAATTAATACTTATACACCTCCTGCTCCAGTAAGAGCATGGGTGAACTTTAATGGCACAGGAACCGTAGCGATTAGGGCGAGCTTTAATGTGACCAGTATTACTGATAATGGAACTGGTGACTATACTGTGAACTTTAGTACTGCTATGCCTGATTCAAATTATGTAATAAATACCAGTGCGATTGGTGGCGCACAGGCTGGTGGGGTTCAGTTAGTAATTTCTGGGTGCAACCCGGGAAGCCAAAATGGAACAACAAAAACAACTTCTGCTTTACAAATAAAAACAGGATTTGTTTCAAGCTCTTTAGCTCAGGCTGTTGCTTATGACCACCCTGAAATTAATGTATCCATCTTCCGCTAATCAGGAGAAATAAATACCAACAATAGTAGTTCATAAATATTAAACAAATTTAACTAATTTAACCAACCGATTTACTAAAGGAGTAAACTATGAACCAAAGAATCATTTTCCCTAACGACGAAGGCGGTGTATCCGTTGTAGTTCCTAGTCCTGAGTGGACTGGTACTATGCAAGAACTAGCTTCTAAAGTAGTTCCTGCTGGTAAGCCATACAAAGTTGTTGATGTATCTGAAATCCCTGCTGACCGTACTTTCCGTGATGCTTGGGAATTTGTAGCTTAATAGGAGAAAACTATGTCTATCACTATCAATTTAAACAAAGCAAAAGAAATTAAAAAAGAGCAAGTTCGTGCAGAACGCAAACCATTGCTAGAAGCTCTTGATGTAGAAGCTCTCCGTAACATTGGTAATGCTGCTAAGTTAGCTGAAATTGAAGCTAAGAAGCAAGCACTCCGTGACGCTACTGCTCATCCTAGCATTATTAATGCCACTTCTGTAGAAGAACTTAAAGCTGCTAACCCTATTGGGGAGTAAGCGATGAGTACTTTAAAAGTAAATACACTTCAGACTACTGCTGGAGTAGAAGTCTACACAGCTAAGGCTTGGGTAAACTTCAACGGAACTGGTACAGTCGCTATTCGTGCAAGTGGGAATGTTAGTTCTATTACGGATAACGGGACAGGCGATTATACAGTAAATTTCACTAATGCTATGCCTGATGTGAATTATTGCGTGTCTAACTACTCCGCCAGCACATCCTCTAACTGGTTCTTGGGTCGCGTTGTATCGTATTCAACAACTGGCTATCGGTTTGTTACTATTGATAACAGTGGAGCACTGGCCGATACCGTATTTGCAAATGTCGCCATCTTCCGCTAATCAGGAGAAATAATAATGAGTACACTAAGACTTACTACAATCTCCAACCTTGGCGGTACAGCTTCAGTTCCATCAGAGACTGTTATCAATGGTTCTGCAAAGGCTTGGGTTAATTTCAATGGTACAGGTACAGTAGCTATTAGGGCTTCTTTTA